TATTTGCAAATAATAATGTTGTATTGCTTGATGTTCTATACTGTACTAAATATTTAGATGTATTCTGTATAGATGTATTCTCACGTAATATATGCTCATGTTTAAGTTTATATGGTAATGTATCACTTGACACATCTGATAATGTTTTACCTAAACGCTTTTCATGCCTTGTAGTGATTTCAAATTTTGTCGCATAAAATGTATCAAAGGTCGCATCAGCAAACAAAACTGGAGATTTAAATTCATTTTCTTGAAAATAGTTAAAGAAATATCTATCTGATACTTCACCAATTGTAGTTTGACCTAAAGTTCTAGAGTATCCGGCAGAAATACTTGTTTTTGGAAGTAAGTATACCATTCTACGCCCCAAATATGCATCGGATGCAGAATTGGCTTGAAGCGGTAAAATATATTTTAATTTATCAGAAACAGATATTAATGCATTTAAATTATTTTTAAAGAATTTACTAAACTTTTTAGAAGATATTGTTACAATATCATTAAGACTTGTATCTTTTTTAAATACTATAAATTTGCGTAGTGGTGTAGTAGTATTTACCGACTTTACGTCTAATATATTTTTTGAACTAACAACAATTTCAAACTGGTCATATGCGGAAGTATTTGCTACAGATTTTGTTCTGTCACCACCAGGAACTAAATTAATAATATATTTTTCATAGTTAAGTAAAGGTGATGCAGTATTAGCAAAAGATTTCTTTTTAACTTCCCAATGATATCTAGAAGTTGCAATTTCAGCATCAGCTAAAAATTCATCGTATATACTAATAACATATTCACGTAAAGTTTCGGTTCTTAAAATAAAATCTGGAGATACATTTAAAACGTTAAATAATAAAATTTCACCAAACGCTTGTAAACCGGCTGGATGTAGTAATTTTTTTACTGTATCTTTATATGCATTAAATACCAAACCACTCTTAATAACATAAGAAAAATCTTGATAGTAATATGAATCTTGAATTTTTTTGTAGTTTACTTTACCATCATCACTAATCCAATTACCTTCTTTAACACCAAGTCCCGAAATGATTGGAGTTAAATTTGCATTTCCATCACCATAAGATGAAACATTTGCGGTCGCAGTCGTGTAATTAATGCCAAAATCTTTAACAATAATTTCACGAATCGATCCAATACCTGTTGCATTATTTGCAACGTCAATACTAACGTTTGCGCTTTTACCTTGAATGTTTGTCGCAACTAAATTTGCGCTAGAACCCGTTGTTGTAGAAACTGTAATTGTCGGTAAACTTGTTGATGTATATCCACTACCATAGTTTGTCAATTCAATTCTAGATATAGGACCTTTTACATTCCAATCTTCATTTTTAATGATATCTTTGCCGGTTTCAGCAATCATTTTTGTGCCATCTTCAAATTTCAAATCATATGTCGTAGTCTCTACAACGGATGCAACAATACCGGCTGCGTTAGAACCAGACCCACCAGTAAATATTAAAGTGTTACCAACACCATAATTTGTACCTGCATTGTTAATCGTAATTAAATTTTCGGACAATAAACCTAAAGAAGAAACGACAGCATCTTCTAGAGTTACTGATGGTTTTTTGTAATAATCTGATCCACGATTAATAATTGAAACTTTGGTTACTTCACCTACAGTATATGAGTTTGCACCATTTGTTACTGTATATGTATTTGCTAATCCAGTAACACGAATGATTAAACCAGAACCACCTGTTCCAGAATTATTAATAGTCGCAGTTGTATTTAATCGATACCCATGTCCAACCGAATTTACTTTAAGTGCGGTAATTGGAGATTGTTTGATTGATGCGACAGTAGCTTTTGCTTCGCTTCCATTACCATTAATTGAAACTGGATCATTAATTTGATATCCTGAACCAGCATCGTTTAGAGTAAATCCAGTAATCATTCCATATAAAGAAGTATTAGCAATAGAAGAATCGTTTAATACTTGAATAGTTTCGCCTGCAATAAATACGCCATCAACCAATGTAAGTGTCATTTCTGCAATTTCTATTGATCCAACAAAGAATTTTCTAATGTCAACAACATTACCCAAAGCGCCACTAGATTTTCCGACAACAGTTTTATTGATATAACTAAAAATTTGGTCATTAATTGCGGACCTAATAATTTTAGTCTTTTCAAATTTACCATCAGAAATTCTAAGTAAATCTGAGCCAGGATAATAAAATTCGGAATTTTGATTGTAGAGATGTTTCAGTAAAAAGCGATAAGACTCTTCATTACTTTTTGATTGGTATAAATCTTTATATCTTAAAGCAATATCTTTTGCATTCCCGTATACATTTTTAGGAATGTTATCATATAATTCTTCTTTTAGAAAATCAACGTACTTGTCAACTGAATTGTCAATTGTTCTATAGTCGATTAACTTTCCAGTTTTTCTAACGACATTATCTTTTACTTGAGATATGACACCAATCGCTCCAGATGTTTGACCAACGACATTCTCGTATCTATTAAAAGAAATAGTAGATGTCGAACGTACTACAATAGTACCATCAGTCTTAATTTCTTTTACTATTCCGGTTGAACCAGAAATTCCACCAACGATTATTTCATCACGAACAAAAGTTCCAGTAATTTTGGAAAAAGATATTTGAGTGGTTTGCAACCACTCATAATACGCTTTTAAAAAAAGTAAAAAATTTTCTGACGCAACATCATCAGGAAAAAAATTATCTATACCTAATGAAGGATTAAATGTATTATTGTCCATTTTATCTATTTACAAGACTGATTGAGTTATCATCTATCATATTAACTGTTATGTCTTCGGAACGAATAGAAAGAATTTGATTTCTCAAAGGAAGAATATCTTTGTTTGCTGGTGTAGCTGTTAGTTTTAAAGTATTACCGCCATCAGCAAATGCGGTTGGTGTGAAACTATTAAGAATAATTTTTCCTGTTGAATAATTTACGCTTCCAGCATTTAAAAGAACAGCAATGCTTTCATTTTTTTCTGTTCTATAAATTCTAATTATTCCATTGTTTTCATCAAGTCTGCAAGTATCGTATCCAGCATAACTGAATACATTTGAATAAATTTTATTTCCTATACCAAAAGGTTGCGTAGTTGATCTACCATCACTTGCATTATCGATTGCATTTGAAAAGTTGATCTCATATTTTGTTGGAATGTTTAATTGAACATTTAATTCTTTTCGCATCAGAGTCGAAGTATCATTATTTAATATTGATGCCTCAGACATATCAATTAAACGAGATAATTTGGAATATCTAAAATATTTTCCAAATTGATTTATATCATCTGTATTGTATAATTGTATTGTATTTGTAACTAAATCAACTAAATCGCTAGAAGATAGAATGGTTTTGTTTGCTTCATACTTGACTGTAGAAGTCATAATTATGTAAAGATATTCAGGATCAACAATTTCAGTTGAAATTGTTAGAATTTTTTTAGGACTAATTACTGATTTAATTAAATTATTTTTTTCTGTTGGAGTTAAAACTTCTCCGGATGTAGGTTTAATAGCAATGTATACTTTACCATAAGTGGGCGGATCATTATCCTCACCACCCCAAACAACAACAGAATCTACAGTAGATTGTTTCAATAATAATGCTTTATAATCGTCAGCAGTAACAGCACGATTTTGAGATTCGTATGTTTTTGGTGCATTAAATTTGATTTGAGCAGTTGTTTCTATGTCGGCACCACCAGAGGCTGGATCTGCGGCAGTAAATGTTATAGATGCAACGCCGGCTATAGAATCATTAAATGTTAATGCATTAATGTCATTTGCAGAAGTTCCATTAGAAACAAGATAACTTAAAACCACAACATTACCATTATCTAATCCCATACCAAAAATTCCATCACCAAATTTAACTTGATATTGTCTGTCTTCAACTTCTTCTATAAAATAGACTTGTGATGTAGAATTTAAAGACACTAAATTATCGGCAGGCGTAAATGTTTTTGATGTACTATCAGAAGAAGAATTTAAAACCGATACTGTTAAAGTCGTAGTATCTATATTTTGATTTGGAATCAAAAATCTTTGTTCCATATCCGAACTATTAACAGTATATCTTGTTTTGATTAAAGATCCTTCTTTTAATGTAACAGTTCCTGTGTATGCTCCAGAAACATTATATAAAGTTTTAGCATCCACATTAGAAAAAATATAAGTTTTACCATCAATAATTCCAGAAAATTTAGTATATGCAGGAATTAAAATTGCCGTAGGAGAACCAATAGTCGTAACATTAATCGTACCACTAATACTTGATGAAGTTACTGATCTGGGAGTATAATTTAAAGACTTAGCTAAGTTAACAACCGAATTTCTTTTTTGCGCTGTGGAAAGAAAAGATTCTGAAGCTACCATATTAAGGTAAAAAGAATTGTAATATGTGTTATAGGCAAGCAAATCTAATAGTACAGAAATACCAGCACCTTCAAAATTATAATCTCTAAACTGATCTTGAGCCCTTAAATAATTTTTAAAATTTGATTTAATTCCATCAAAACTAAGTTCATCAATTTTTAGATTGTTGTCTATGGCCATTATGCCGTCCTCGTTATTGTTGTGTCTAAAACTGCTACTCTATTAATACTTTTTATTCGATATTGTATTTTTATATCGATTCCTTCTCCACCATTAATATATTCAATAACAACATCATCTACATCAACTCTAGGCTCAAAACGTGTTATGGAATCTTTTAATTCTTTTTGAAGATTATATTCTGTATATCCAGGAACATAATTAAACAGATAATTATCGATATTGCATCCGTAAGTTGGATTAAACGGTCTACTACCTCTTTTAGTTTTTATGAGATTCATTATAGACCTTCTAATTGCAACCTCATTTATAATAGGGCGAACGTCTCCAGTCACTGGATGTGGAGTGAAATCTAAACCTAAATCTTTGAAGAATGCTATATCTGCCATTTTTTTCTTTTATTTATGTTGATTGTTCTGCCGTTTTGGCATCTTGAATTTCTTTTCTACGTTCTTTTGTTGCTTTGCTCAATTCAGCTAATGCTTTTCTTGCTCTAGTGCCAGCGGCTTTGTTGCCTTTGCTTTCAAATTTTTCGTTCTCTGCAAGATACGATTCAAATAAATTTACTAAGTTTTCGTGATTTGTCATAATTATTCCTTATAAAATGTTGACATTTGCTTGACATAGTGTTACACTACTGTGTAGCCTATGATTTTAATTAAGTATTAGCCGCCGGAAGAGTCTTAGCAACTGCAATCTCATCGTCTTGTGAGATATCTTTTTCTTCCAATGCTTTTAATCTATCCATTATTTCTGTGAGGGTTGTTGAGTATTTTTTATCAATTAATTTTAGGTCTTTACCGCTACTTAAACTTAAATCATCCTCAACTGTTGTTAATTTTATTTTCTCTTTGACAGAATTGATATAAACATTTTTAAATTTTATCTGAATATCTTTATCTTCAGATTTAATTGTCATTTTAGTGTCGGCATCTTCTTCTGTTGGCATAATAATTTGAAATTTATTCACATCCCAAATAACACCTTCTTTATTTTTAGTAATCGCATTATCAAAACTTCTCGTAGAAGTAGATTTTGCGCCAAAATATTCAGATGCCGTTTCAGGTATAGCAGGCAAATATCCCAACATTGCTGGTTCTTGTGCAGATAACGCATCTAAGAAGAATCCAAATACCCAATCACCAACTCTAGGAGCGCCATAAAGATTCGGAGTATTTAATGGGTGAATAGATACAGCCCAAGGCAAATCTTCAGTCGGAACTAAATTAGTTGACTTTGCTGGATGATATCCAAAACATCTGACTTTGCATCTGCCAAGTGTCAATAGATCGTCAATATCTTCAACGATTCCAATCCACCAAATAAAACCATCTTGCCCGATAAAATTTGCCATTAATTATCCCAAATGCTTAAAGTACTGAATTTGTCTCTCTTGACTTGCAACCCATTCGTCTGATGGTTTACCCTCACCTTTATAGTAGCGTAAAGGCTTACCCGTCTTCTTAGAGACTAACGCCCACTTACCATCTACTTGTTTAAGTACTTCAGTCAATTCTGCACCAAAAACTTCTTCTTCCCATTTTTCTTGCGAAAGTGTAGTGCCTTTAATAAACTCTTTAAATTTCATAATTTGTCCAATTCTGATGTGTCTACTGCACCTGGAGGAACGTTATCACGTATCCAAGTCAGTAATTGTTTCTTCACATCAAGTTCTGTTTTTGCTGGTTTTCCTGGTTCTTTAAGAGTTAAATATTTAAAATCTTTGATGACAGGATTACCTTTTTTATCTTTGTATGGTTTATTTGTTTTTGGATCTAAAATATAAACTGTATTTTCAGGATTATTTAGAATGACATAAACACCACCTTTGACAGAAGGTGGCATAGCATTTGTTACTAAATTATAAACTGTTTCGGCAGCCCCTTTGTGTGTTGCTAATAGAATATCTTCTGGCACAACTCTTGATCTACCTTTATTATTTTGAATTGCAA